CGTTCCGCGTGACAGCCTGGTGCCCGGATCCAGCCACGCGCGATGCCGTCGGCGGCGCGGTCGACTCCGCCATGTCCGGCATCGATTTCATTGGTCTGGCTGACGGAACCAGCGGCCGGCTGCGCTATCTGAGCACCGTCGTGTCCGACCGGTGGGAGGATGCGACGCTGTATCGGCGCGAGTTGATCTACACCGTCGACTACCCAACGACGATCGCCGCAAACCTGCCGCGCATGGCGGTGGGGGCGTTCAACGCCACGCTGGACGCAAGCGGCATCGTCGAGGCTCTGCTGAGCTAACCGACGACATCGCGATCAGGAGAATAGAATGCCGATTGTGCAGCAGGGCAGCGTCAACACCACGTCGCTGGTAGTACCCGACCTCTACGTTCAGATCGTGCCGCCACAGAATTTGCTGCTGAACGGCGTGCCGACGGATATCGTTGGTGTGGTCGGCAGCGCGAGCTGGGGGCCGGTTGGGCAGCCGGTGATCGTGGCGACGATGACCGACTATGCGAGCGCTTTCGGGCCGCTGGTGGCACGCAAATACGACATGGGTACGCACGTTGCGACGGCCGTGCAGCAGGGCGCACAGAATTTCCGTTGCGTGCGTGTGACAGATGGGACCGACACTGCTGCGCAACTGACGTTGCCAGGAACGGCGTTCACGTTCACGGCGCTACACACCGGCAGCCTGGGCAACTCCATCACGTTGACCCTCGCATCGGGCAGCAAGGCCGGGACGTGGCGGCTGACGGTGACGATGCCGGGTCTGTTGCCGGAGGTCTACGACAACATCGCCAGTAGCGGCGCCGCTTTCTGGCAGGCAGTGGCGAATGCTGTCAATCTGGGCCAGGGGCCGCAGCGTGCGCAGAGCGGACTGGTAATGGCGAGCGCCAATAGCACGGTGGCTACTCCAGTCGCCGGCACCTACGCTTTCTCGGCCGGCACGCCGGGCACGGACGGTGCGGCGGGCGTTACCGCGACGAATCTGGTCGGCGTGGATATCGCGCCCCGCAAGGGCATGTATGCGCTGCGGGGCCAGGGGTGCGGGATTGCGCTGCTGGCCGACGGCGACGACCCAACGCAATGGACGACGCAAGCCCAGTTCGGATTGTCCGAAGGCGTCTATATGATCCTGACCGGTCCGTCAGGCGACAGTATTCAGAACGCGGTGACGGCAAAGCATAATGCTGGTCTCGATAGTTATGCATGCAAGCTCATGTTCGGCGACTGGGTGTGGTGGAACGACCCGGTGAACGCAACGCTGCGCGTGGTCAGCCCGCAGGGATTCGTGGCCGGGCGGCTCGCCAATCTGAGCCCCGAGCAAAGCAGTTTAAACAAGCCGTTGTTCTCTGTCGTTGGGACGCAACTGAGCGGAGCGCCGGGCGCCGGGACCAGTACCAGTTATGCGGCAGCCGACCTCGCGGTGCTGTTCCAGGCCGGGATCGACGTGATCGCCAACCCGCAGCCGGGCGGCGCGTTCTGGGGCGTGCGCGGCGGGCACAATAGCAGCAGCAACTCGGCTATCGACGGCGACAACTACACGCGGCTGACCAATTATATCGCGGCGACTCTCGCCTCCGGCATGGGGCAGTATGTCGGACAGGTCATCAACGCCGATCTGTTCCGCCGAATCCGCTCGACCCAACTGAGCTTCCTGCAAAACATGTTGAGCCAGGGATTGCTGGGAAGCGCCGACGGCAGCCTGCCATTCAGCGTGATCTGTGACACCAGTAATAATCCCGCGAGCCGCACCGGCCTCGGGTATGTGCAGAGCGACGCACAAATCCAGTACCAGGCGATCAACCAATTCTTCATTGTCAACATCGAGGGCGGCCAGACCGTGCAGGTGCAGACGCAGGCGTTGCCGAACACGCCCGGATCCCTCGCCGCCTGACGACTTCGGATTTGCGCATCCTAGTTGAGAGGAAAGACAGTGTCCGGCAGCATGTTTTCCGTCGGCCGCGACTGCCAGGTGGTGGTGCTCGGCGCCTATGGCCGCGTTGACCTGACGCATGTGACCGGGTTTGAGGCGCGGCAGATGACCGCCTCGGTCCGGGTGGATCGCATCGACGGTGTGCAACTTGGCGCCGAGCTCCCAAAGGGCTGGGATGGGCATTTCGAGTTGGAGCGGGGTAACTCGGCTGTGGAGGATTTCGTCGCGCAGCTAGAGTCGGACTACCACAACGGCCAGTCGCCGGCGCCAGGGACGCTGTACCAGTATATCACCGAGGCAGACGGGTCGGTCAGCACGTACCAGTTCAATAACGCGGTGTTCCGGCTGGCGAGCGCGGGTGTGTGGCGCGGTGACGCGAGCGTAAAGCAGCGGCTGGAATTCTTCGCGAGCACGCGGGTGCGGATGTGACCGGAACGCCATCAGCGCGAGTGATCGCGGCTGCGCAGGTTGCACCAAGCGTTACGGATGCGTTGGGTCGCAAACTACAGCTACGGAAGTTGACGGCGCTGGACAAGCTTCGGCTATTCAAGGCCGCCGGACCGGTGCTGGCGCAAAATCAATCATGGCTCGGCATGGCCGTATTGGCCACCAGCGTTGCCGCCATCGACGATGTGCCGGTGCCTGCCCCCGGCAATGAGGCTCAGATCGAGGCGCTGGTGGGTCGGCTTGGCGATGCGGGGATCGCCGCCGTCGGGGTGGCGCTGGCGGAGAACGAGCCAAGGCCCGCCGAGGTGGCGGCCACTGCGGGAAACTGAGCCGGCACCCCGATCTGGTGGACTGTCTTTACCTGGTCAGGAACGGGGTGCCGTTCGACGTGGCGTTCTGCCTGCCGCCGGATGAGCGGTTGGCGTTCGTGATCGCGCTAGGGCAACTCGACGGCCATGTCTTTGACTTTGCTGCGATGCGCTGGAAGGATCGCAAGTGACCGATGATTCAGCGGATTCGGGGTTGGCGCTATTGTTGGCCGATGGCGTGGCCGATGGGATGGCCGTGGCCCAGGCAACACTGGCGACAGTACAAAGCGCAGCCATACGCGCGTTCGCCGGACTGACGCAGATGCAAGCGGCTGGGGCCGCGGCGGCTGCCGTGCCGCCGGTCGCTCCGGCCACAGAGACGGCGTCCGCCATGGCGGACGGACTGGAGGAACAGCATTGGCCGGTCCCGCCACCCGCTCCTACGTCCATAGTCCAGTCGGCCGTTGCGGAGCAGGTCGGGTTTGCACCAACCCCCGTCGCACAGGGGGACACGCAGGTTTCGACGCCCGTTGCTTCAGACAGGGCGTTGGTGTCGTTCGCGACGTTTGCCCCGCTGCCGATGCCGGTGGCAATGGCAGATGCTGTCACGAGCCAGCCAAGATCGGCGGAAATCCGGCCGGGCGCGGTTCGCGATCCTCAGCGGACATTCGCACAGGATGCCATGGCGCCGGCCGCGCCGGCGGCAACCCAGACCCCGCGCGTGCCAACGCCGCCCTCCTATGCGCCGCCTGCCGCGCAAGCGACGCAAAGTGGGCCGACGGGTGGGGACGTGTTTCTTGACGGCGCGAGGGTTGGCACATGGCTCGCGGACCATCTGGCGCGCGAGGCGGGGCGGCCACAGATGGGCGGCACCGGGTTCGACCCTCGGCTGACGCCGGCGTGGCCGGGGACGTTGCAGGGGGGCTGAGCCAATGTCGGACTATTTACAGCTTGGCCCAGTGAGTTTTCAGGATTTCGAGTTGCCGGCGCGCATCCGCTTCGGCGGCGAGCAGCGGTTGGCAGTGCATGTACTGCCGGGCGGCGCGCGAGTGATCGACGCGATGGGGCGGGACGATGCGGATATCGGCTGGGGTGGCGTCTTTTCCGGCACGGACGCGGCCGACCGGGCGCGGACGATCGATCTGATGCGGGCGCAGGGCGGCGTGTCGACACTGGCTTGGGATGCATTTTGCTATCTCGTGGTGATCGGATCTTTCGATGCGTCGTACGAGCACAGCAACTGGGTGCCGTACAAGATTTCCTGCACTGTGGTGAAGGATCTCGCGCAATCGTCCGCCGATGCCGCGCCGTCGGTTGTGACCGACGTGCTTGCCGACATCGCCGCTGTGGGAGCTCTCGACACATCGGCGGCGCTTGCCGCGCTTGGACTCGCAGGTGCGCTTTCGCCGGGAACCGCCGCCTACGCTGCAGCCATCGGCGCAGTGGGATCGCTCGTGACGCAGGCACAGTCCGGGATGGGGAGTGCCGGAAGTTCATTGCTAGCGGCACAAGACCCGGCGACGGCGGCAACGGCGGCGGGACAGTTGGCTGGATATGCCGATGCCAACGGGTATGCCGGACGGGCGTTGGCCAACCTCGACGATTTGGAGGATTGATGCAAACCATCCAGATAGCGGGCGGCAATCTGTATCGCATCGCGATGGTCTATCTCGGTGACGCGACGCAGTGGGTTCGGATTGCGCAACTGAACGGCCTGACCGACCCGATGCTAAGCGGGACGATGACGTTGCGCATTCCCAATCGGGACGCCAGCGCGGGAGGCGGTGTTGCCGCCCAGTGACCTGTTGGCGGCCACCGGCGATCCGCTCGCCTCCGGACGGGTGCGAACACCGCGCTTGAACGTAATCGTCAACGGTCTGCCACTGGTGAACGCGATCGAAGCAAGCGTATCCAGCAATGCGTTTTTCGGCTGCGACCGGTTCCGTGTGCGGGCGGCGCTGACTGGCGACGCGTTCGTGTGGGCGGCAGCGACCGATCTGTTCGTCGATGTGCAGATGGCGCTGTCGCCCCTCGGGCCGTTCGTCAGCATGGTACAGGGCAATGCCGATCTGGTTTCCATCGATCCAATCTCTGGCACGCTGCTGATCGAAGGGCGCGATCTGAGTGCCGATCTGATCGAGGCGCGCACCCAAGAGACGTTCGCCAATCGCACGTCGTCTGAGATCGCGACAATTTTGGCAGAGCGGCATGGGCTGGTTGCGAACGTGGAGGCTACGACGGCGCCAGTGGGTCGCTACTGGGAGCTTGAGCACGATAGCCTGACTTTGAATGCGGCGGGGCGTGCGACGACCGAGTGGGATCTGTTGATTTCGCTCGCCAAGCGCGAGGGATTCGACCTTTGGGTTTCAGGTACAACACTTAATTTCTCGGCACCGGATCCGTTCACACTGCCGGCGGTGCTGCCGATCTCCTCGACCGTATCGATGAAGCTGGATCGGGCACTGACGTTCGCCGGCGATATCGTCGTTACGGTCAAGAGTTGGCACAGCCGCCAAGGTACTGCGTGCGTCCAGGCGGCTCGGACGGACCGAGGCGCTGCGACGACCCGTGACTATGTTTATGTGGTGCCGAACCTGACCCCCGATGCCGCGCAGGCATACGCTCAAAACATGCTCGACGAGCTGACTCGACACGAACTGGTTGCGAGCATCGAGATGCCGGGCGAGTTGGTGCTCGCGCCGCGCATGCCGATCTTGGTTCAGGGCACAGGCACGATCTTCGATACAATTTTGCGGATCGATGAGGTGGAGCGACGCCTGCACGCAACGCACGGTTTCACGCAGCGTCTGCGAGCGCGTGCGGCCTCGGCAGGATGAAGATATGCACCGGTTCCTCAATTCACTGAAGGCCCAAGCCGGCGCCCAGGATTTGGCAGCCGGGCGGCCTCGCTTCGGCACCATCGTTAGCGTGGATCCGAAGCGGCATGCGGCGAAGGTGTCGTTGCAACCGGAGGGAGTCGTCACCGGATGGCTTCCGGTGCTGAGTCCGTGGGTGGGGGCTGGCTGGGGCCTGTGCGTGCCGCCGATGCAGGGGCAACAGGTGCTGGTTCTGCCGCAGGACGGCGAGAGCGATCATGGCGTGATCGTCGGCGGTGCGTGGAGCGACGGATCAGCGACTCCAGGGGCGCCCGTCGGCGAGGTCTGGTTGGTGCACCAGTCGGGCAGCTTCATCAAGCTGGTCGCCGACGGTACCGTGCAGGTCAAGGGCGATCTGCATGTCAACGGCGACGTCTACGACCGGCACGGCAGCCTGGACAGGCTGCGGGGCAACTACGATGCGCACACGCATGGCGGCGTCCAGTCCGGCGGCGACAGCACCGGGCCAACCAACAATCCCGATCCGGAGTAAGCGATGCCCGATCTGTCGCACTTCTACGGCAGCGACCTGACGGTTGGCCCAAGCGGCGATTTGGCAACTGTCGATGGCACGCAACTCGGTCAGCAGCGCGTGCTGCGACGGTTGCTGACAAATCCAGGCGATTATGTGTGGAACCCTGGCTACGGCGCCGGGCTGGCGCAGTTTGTCGGGGGGCCTGCGAACGCGGCGCAGATTCGCTCGGTGATCCGCAGTCAGATTTTCCAGGAGAACGCGGTCGCGCGCACGCCGGAGCCGGTGATCGACGTTCAGGCGGATGCGTCAGGGGCGGTTGCGGTGCAGATCCGCTACGCCGACGCCACCACCGGCGAGACACTGGCGCTAGGTTTCACCGTCGGAGCCGTCTGACCCATGCAACTGCAACTTCGCACGTTCGACACTATTGTGTCGTCGGCCGCTGCCGCGGTGCAAGCGGCCGCGACGACGGTTATGGACCTGACCGTCGGCAGCGTACTGCGCGCCGTGCTTGAGGCGAATGCAGGCCTTGGATTATGGATGCAGTGGCTCATTCTGCAAGTGTTGCAGACGACACGGGCAGCGACCGCCACTGGGTCCGACTTGGACACGTGGGTGGCCGATTTCGGTGTGGCACGGCTGCAACCGGTGGCGGCCAGTGGGACTGTCACATTTTCCCGCTTTTCACCTGCGACACAGGCGCTGATTCCGGTTGGAACCTTAGTCCGCACGGGTGATGGGTCGCGGAGCTTCGCCGTGGTGGCGGCGACAACCAACGTCGCCTGGAACGTGGCACAAGACGGCTATACCATCGGTATCGGTACTGCATCGGTCAACGTCCCGGTCGTCGCGACCGTGGCAGGCAGCGGAGGCAATGTGCAGGCCGCGGCAATCAGTTTGATCGCGGCGGCGCTGCCCGGGGTGGACACGGTGACGAACGCCGCACCGACCGTCGGCGGTCTCGACGGGGAGAGTGATGTCGAGCTGCGATCACGGTTCGCCGCATATCTCGCTAGTCTCTCTAAGGCGACGACGGCGGCGGTCGGCTATGCGGTCGCGACTGTTCAGCAGGGGCTTCAATACACCATTCAGGAGAATGTGACCCAGAGCGGCGCACAATTGCCGGGCTGTTTTGTCGTTACTGTCGATGATGGCAGCGGCGCGCCGCCCACATCGTTGCTGACGGCCGTGGCGAGCGCCATCGAGACGGCCCGCCCGATCGGCTCGACCTGGACCGTGGTTCCCCCGACGGTGACCACGGCGAATGTGAGCATGACCATCGCGACGGCATCGACAGCCTCGCACGCGACAGTTCAGGCGCAAGTGAGTGCGGCATTGATTTCTTTCATCAACGCCCTGCCGGTCGGTGCGCCGCTGCCGTGGTCGCGGGTTGTGCAGGTTGCCTATGGGGCATCGGCGTCCGTGGTGAACGTGTCTGCGGTGCTGCTGAACGGGGGCGCCAGCGACATCGTGCCCGGAGCAGGCGGCGTGGTGAAGGCCGGTAGCGTGACGGTGTCCTGACATGATCGGCGACGCAACCGACTTCAAATCGCGGCTGACGGCGCTGCTGCCGCTGCGGTGGTTTCCCGACGCGACACCCGTGGCTTCGGCTCTCCTATCCGGCATCTCGGAGGGTTGGACGTGGCTCTATGGGATGCTCGGCTATGTCAAACAGCAAACCAGGATTGCCACCGCGAGCGATAGCTTCCTCGATCTGATCTCGCGGGATTTTCTTGGGGCCGCGTTGCCGCGCCGGTTTGGCGAAGCCGACTCCAGTTTCCGCACGCGGATCCAGCGCGAGCTGTTTCGTGCGCGCGCCACACGCCCAGCCCTGGTGGCGGAACTGACCAGCCTCACGGGCCGCGCGCCCACCGTATTCGAACCGGCCCGGCCCGCCGATACCGGGGCCTGGGGTTGCCTGCTCGGCTACAACGCGGCCGGTGGCTGGGGCAGCCTGAACGCGCCTTTTCAGGTGTTCGTCACCGCGTTTCGTCCCCTCGGGACCGGCGTGCCGTTTTTGAGCGGCTGGGGCGCTGTCCCGACTGCGTACGCCAGCGGCGGCTGGAACAGCGGCGCCATCGAGTATGCCAGCTTGGCGATGGTCCAAAGCCAGGTGACGGATGCCGATATCAACACTGCCATCGCGACGACCGTTCCGGTCGCAGTGACCGCCTGGACGCGGATTTCGAACTAGCGCGCCTGCGCCGACCGCACGGCCCAAACTCACGAGGAACCGATGGACCGCATCATCGTCTATCCGGGCGCGATCCCGCTCGACACCGATCTGCTCAGTACCAACCGCAACACAATGATCGCGCTGCACGCGCTGATCTCGGCAACCCTTGGCACCAATGTCGCGGTGGACGGGCTGACGACATACGCGACCGTCCCTGCCTCGATGCAGATAACGGTAAGTCCGGGCAGCATCACGCAATACGGGGCGCTGGACGCCAATGCGTATGGCTCGCTTCCGGCCGATCTCAACGACCCGCTCGTGAAGATGGGCGTCCTTGTATCCCCGCAGACGTTCACGGTGACGGCACCGGCAACGGCTGGGACGGCCATCGCATACTTGGTGCAGGGCAGCTTCAGCGAGACCGATCAGGACCCGGTAGTACTGCCATACTACAACGCAGCCAACCCGGCGATGCCATATCTCGGACCCGGCAATAGCGGCGCATCGCAGGCAACGGTGCGCCAGCAGTCCGTGGTCGTGCAATTGAAGGCTGGAACGCCTGCGCCATACGGGACGCAGTTGGTACCTGTCGCGGACCCCGGTTTTGTCGGACTCGGGGCGGTGTTGGTCACAGCGGGCCAGACGCAGGTCACGGCGGCAAACATCTATCCCGCGCCGCTGACCCGCTTTACCCCCTGGAAATTGCCGGACCTGACACCTGGATTTGCGTTTTCGCAAGCGTTTGCCGTCAGCGGCACCTTCACGGTGCCGGCCCAAATAACCCGGTTGCGAATCACAGTCATCGGCGGTGGCGGCGGCGGCGGCGGTAGCACATCTGCGAGTGCCGGCGGCGGCGGCGGTGGCGGCGGCGGGCGCGGCACTGCCTGGCTCTATGGTCTAACGTCCGGCGCGCAGATCGCAGTCACGGTGGGCGGCGGCGGGAGCGGCGGTGTTGGTGCCGCCACCGGCGCCTTCGGCGGAACCAGCAGCTTCGGCAGTTACTGCTCGGCCACAGGTGGGGCTGGGGGGACCGCCGGCACGTCATCCGGCAATGGCCTCGGCGCCACTGGTGGCGGAGTGGTGGGGACGAGCGTGTCGTTCAACGGCTCGATGGGATCGGACGCTATCCCCGGCGTGGCGCGAGGTGGCGATGGCGGCGGGCCGGGCGGCGGCAAGGGGAGCAGCAGCGGCAGCAACGGCTCCGCTGCCCCGGCAGCGGGCGGCGGTGGCGGTGGGGCGAGCGGTGCTGCTTTCGCCGGTGGTGCGGGAGCAGCCGGTCTCGTCGTCGTGGAATGGTGAGAAACATGAAAACATTCGCACGTATCGAGGCGGGTATCGTCGCCGAATTGTTGCGCACTGAGGTTGCACTGGCGGATTTGTTCCATCCCGCTCTGCGCTGGGTCGAGGTGGTCGATCCGGCCGTGGCTCCCGGTTGGGTCGAGGCGGACGGGGGCCTTGTCCCATCTTCGGTCGCCTCCCCGATGGCTGCCTGAAACGGACGACCGCGCGCTCTTTTCATTTTCCGGAGCCGATCATGTCCCAAGGAGTGCCGCCCCTCTGGCAGTTGTCCAGCGCGCGGACAGTCGCGCTGAACGGGCTGCTTCCGCTACCGCGCGGCGTCATGCCGTCCGATCTGCCGCCGCTGATTTGGCCGATCAAGGATCCCGGGGACGTGCTCGACTACTCGCTTGACCTGTCGGCCGCGCTGGCCGGCGACCCGACCGATCAGGTGGCTACCGTTGCGGTGGTGGTCCAACCGAGCGGCAACAGCGGCGACCTGTTGGTCGGGCGCGTGGTCGGCAGCGGCACGAGCGCGGTCGTATGGTTATCCGCCGGGGTGCCGGGCACGACCTACGCGGTGCAACTGGCCATTGGCACACTGAAGGGAAGGGTGATTGGGCGCACCGTGCTGCTGCCGGTGCAGCAATTGGCCGCGATCTCCCCGCTCACCAACCCGCTGACCACCGATGCCGGCAGCATTGTGACCGACCAGAACGGCAATCCGATCCTGACCGGTTCCTGATTTCGCGGCCCGACAGCCGCCCCGGCGCCGCCCCCGCGCGCCGCTCACCCATCGACGCTTGGGAGTGACCCGATGCCCACCGTGCAACAGCTACCGCCGGCCGCGACCGTCAATGCCACCGACGAACTGATGCTCGACCAATCCGGGACCAGCGTCTCCGCCACCATCGCGCAGGTGCTCGCGGCAACTGCGCCAGCGGTGACCTTGACCGGCGACGTGACCGGCTCCGGCACCGGGACGGTCGTGACCACCATCGCGCCGGTCGCGACCCCCGGGACCTTCACGAAGGTGACGGTGAACGCCAAAGGGCAAGTGACGGGCGGCGGGGCAGTCGCGGGAGCTGACGTCGTAACGGCGCTGGGGTTCACGCCTTACAGCGCTGCCAATCCTGCTGGCTACATCACCGGCACGGGTCTCGCCCCAGTCGCGACTGCCGGCACCTATGCGTCGCTGATCGGCGCGCCGACCATTGGCACGCTGGCGGGGCAGAATGCCAACGCGGTGGCCATTACCGGCGGTTCGGTCGGCGGTGTCGATCTGTCGGCGAGCCCTGTTACGGCCACGGGCAGCACGACGGCGCGCACGCTTGCCGCGCGCGCACACGATTGGCTCAACGTGCTCGACTACGGCGCCGATCCGACCGGCGTAGCCGACAGCGCGGCTGCGTTCCTGGCGGCAATGAACGCGGTGCCGGCGGGGACATTCGGAACGGTGTACGTGCCGGCCGGCAGCTATCGGCTCAGCAGTTACATCAACGAGCCCTATGGCCGCAAAGTGTCGATGATCTTTGCCGATGGCGCCAACATTACGTCCGGTGGTCTCGGCGTGGAGCGGATCGAAAGCAAGCTCGGTGCGTTCAGCCTGCGGCAAGACGGCGGCGGCTGGTTTGGCTATTCGCCGACGCCTGGGTCGCAGCCGAACCTGGCGTTTCATACCGATATCGTCCAGAATACGTCTAGCAACAGTGGTGCGATGCGCGTTACC